TCTACTTTATGCAACTCTAGCAGAGGCAGAACCATATCTTATGAACGACCAAAGAATTGCTACATGGTCTGCTTTATACGATAGAGCAATTGCTAATATTAAGAAGAGTGATTTAGGTTCAACATATCCATACACAACATTAAACGTAACACCAAGATAAGGAAAATATTATGTCCGAAATGAGTAACTTTTTAGAGAATGCGTTAATCAATGCTACTCTACGTGCAACAACATACACATCAGTCGCAACAGTATATGTATCACTATGGACTTCAGACCCTACAGACGCAGGTAGTGGTACAGAAGTATCAGGTGGTTCATACGCTAGAACAGCAGTTACATTTGCTGCACCTTCTAACGGTGTAACTACAAACTCTGCTGATGTTACATTCCCAACAGCAACAGCTTCATGGGGTGTAGTAGGCTGGATTGGTATTAATGATGCAGCATCTTCAGGTAATCTTTTATATCATTCACCTTTAGATACATCTAAAACTATTGACTCTGGTGATATCTTTAAGATTTCAACAGGCAACCTTTCAGTTACATTAGCGTAAGGATAACTTATGGCTCTCGTAGTCAAAGATAGGGTTCAGGAAACTACTAATACCACAGGCACAGGCACTATTACGCTTCTCGGTGCAGTATCTGGCTTTCAGTCATTCTCTGCTATCGGTAACGGCAATACTACTTACTACGCTATTGTATTAGGTTCAGAATGGGAAGTAGGTCTAGGTACTTACACATCTTCAGGCACTACTTTATCTCGTGATACTATATTAGAGTCTAGCAATGGTGGCACAGCAGTAAACTTTAGTGCAGGCACAAAGAATGTATTTGTAACTTACCCTGCTGAAGAAGCTGTTTACCAAGATGCTAGTGGTGATGCTTATGCTCCACAGTTTGCTGCATCTAACGGACTTAATGTTAATAACGGAACTATAGGTACATCTTACACATTCCCTACAGGATATAACTCTGTAGAAGCAGGGGATATTACTATCTCTGGTGGTGTAACAGTTACAGTTCCTTCTACGTCAAGATGGGTGATAGTATGAGTACAATTATAAATGCAACTACCACTAATGGCGTAGTGATACAACCTGATAATAGTGGCTCATTAGCATTACAAACTAATAGTGGAACTACAGCACTTACTATAGATACATCACAGAATGTAGGGATTGGTACAAGTAGTCCATCAGCTAAATTAAATGTTGTAGGAAGTTTTGGCGCTTTAAATCGAGCATTATTAGTAACTCCTTCATCAGAATCAGCTGCAATTGATGCATTGAGAACTGTTGCAATTCAAAGAGTATCAAATGATACACAACTTGCAATTGGGTATGCAACAACTCCAGATGCTTGGGTAATATCTTCATCATATGGCTCAACAGGAGCATATAAACCATTAGCTTTTGCTACTAGCGATACAGAACGTATGCGTATAGACTCTAGTGGTAATGTGTTGATGGGAACTACAACTTATTCATTTAGCAGTACAAATTATGGTATAGCTATGCAACCAAATGGAGAGACATTTTATATTGCTAATACTCCAGGTAATCTTATAGCTTTTAATAGAAATAGTAATGGTGATATATTTAAGTTTTTTAGAAGTGGAACTCAAGTTGGTAATGTATCTGTAACTACTACCAATACTACTTATGCAACATCATCTGATTATCGTTTAAAAGAAAACATTTTACCAATAACAAGTGCTTTAGATACAGTATTACAATTAAAACCTGTTACTTATAAATGGAAAATTGATGGTTCTGATGGACAAGGATTTATTGCTCACGAACTTCAAGAAGTAGTTCCTGATTGTGTAATAGGTGAAAAAGATGCTGTAGATGAAGAAGGAAACCCTAAATATCAAGGCATAGACACATCATTCCTGGTAGCTACTCTAACAGCAGCAATCCAAGAACAACAAACCATCATCAACGACCTAAAAGCAAGAGTAGAAACATTGGAGGCTAAATAATGGCTAAACTAATACTTAACGGTTCTACTTCAGGTTCAGTAACACTAGAGTCTCCAGCAGTATCAGGCACAACTACGCTAACATTGCCTACTACAAGTGGGACTGTGATTACTACAGGTTCTACTTTTGGTGGAACAGGTCCAGCGTTTAGTGCTTATGCAGTTGGAAATAGCTCAATGACAGGTGGAACTTTAACTAAAATTTTATTTGATACAAAATTATTTGATACAAATACAAATTATTCAACTTCTACATCAAGATTTACTCCCAATGTAGCTGGATATTATTGGATTTCTGGTCAAGTTACTGGTCAATCAGCTTGCACAGGATTATGTCTTGCATCAATTTATATAAATGGTTCTGAATATAAAAGAGGAACTTATGTTCAATATTCGTCTAGCGGAACAAAGTTTGGTGTTGAGGGGTTAGTATATTGTAATGGTTCTACTGATTATGTAGAACTTTATGGTCAAGTTCCAACAACTATGAATACATTTACTAATTCAAGTTGGTTTACTTGGTTTAACGGTGCAATGGTGAGGACAGCATAATGATTTTATACGAAAAAATTAAACAATTATATCCTGAATTAACAGAATTTGATTTTGTTACAGTTATTACCCTACAAAACGATTCAGACGGTAAAGGTGATTACATAGCTAAATGGGAACATCCTACACTTGCTAAACCTACAGACGAACAATTAGGAGCAGTATAATGCCTGTAAGCATAGTATAATATAACTATGGAAGCAAGGATATATCTAGTAACTAATAAGATAAATGGCAAACAATACGTTGGTCAGACTATAACTAAATATTCAAAGTTAGGTCATGGTAATGCTGTTAGAGATGCTTATAAGAAATATGGTCGTAAACACTTTACATATGAAACAATTGTAAGTGGTATTTCATGTGAAATGTTTTTAGATTATGTTGAAAAGTTTTGGATTAAAACATTAGATACTATGGTGCCTAATGGATATAACCTAGAGTTTGGTGGTAAACGAGGTAAAACTGTTAATCATAAACCTAATCTAGGAAAGAAAGCATCTGCTGAAACTAAAGCAAAGATGAGTGAGTCACAAAAAGAATATTGGACTTCTTTACCTGTGCATCCTAATAAAGGTAAAAAAGCAAGCAAAGAAGCAATAGAAAAGAAAAGAATAGCAGCTTTAAATAGACGTCATTCTGATGATATTAAAGCTAAAATAAGTCAATCAATTAAACAATGGCACGCTAAACGTAAACAAGGACAAGTATGACAACATCAATTTCTGGGACTGGGGGAATTACGTTTCCTGATGGAAGCGTTCAACCTGCTGCTGCTAGTCCGTATGTAAATAAGAACAGAATCATCAACGGAGATTTTAGGATTGACCAGAGAAATGCAGGAGCAGCAACAGCAAATACAATTAGTGGATATACTGTAGATAGATGGCAAGTAATTCAATCAGGGGCAACAGGCAAAGTTATAGTACAACAAAATGCAGGTTCAGTTACACCTCCTACTGGATTTACTAATTATTTAGGTATTACTTCACAATCTGCTTATTCTGTTGGTTCAACAGACTGGTACGCAATTCAACATAATATTGAAGGATATAATGTAGCTGATTTAGCTTATGGAACAGCCAATGCAAAAACTTGTACATTATCATTTTGGGTTCGTTCATCTTTAACTGGAACATTTGCAGGTACATTTGGAAATTCTGCATCAACTAGGGCATATCCATTTACTTATACAATTTCAGCAGCAAATACATGGGAACAAAAAACCATAACAGTATATGGAGATACTAGTGGTTCTTGGAATACAACTAATGGTGTAGGTTTATATCTAATGTTAAGTTTAGGTATGGGTTCAACATATACAACTGGAACAGCTAATAATACATGGGCTACATCATCTACAATATCTATTCCATCAGGTGGTCAATCTGTAGTAGGCACTAACGGAGCTACCTTCTACATCACAGGTGTTCAACTAGAACAAAACACAACAGCAACACCATTTGAACGCAGACTTTATAATCAGGAATTGGCTAACTGCCAACGGTATTATCATAAATTTATACAAGGCTCATTTGTAAACCTTACTGGTAACTTTTCTTATTACATACCGTGGAAAGTATCCATGCGTGTTGCTCCAACCCCAACAACATCAGGCGGTACAGCCTCTGCTGTCAGCGCACAATCTTGGAATGAAACAGATGCTCATGGAAGTCGATATTCAATGACCACAACAGGTCAAGGCGGATATTACAATCAAACCGTTGAATTACTTGGAGCAGAACTATGATTTTAAATTACCAACAAGTCAAAACTTATGATGGGTCAATTAATTCTATTCGAGTTAGATACGAAGACGGCAAAGAAGGTTGCATCCCATTTGACCCAGATAACACAGACTACCAAGCCTACCTAAAATGGCTTGAAGAAGGCAATACCCCTTTACCAGCAGACGAATAAGGAGCAATAAATGTTTGGCATAGCTAGTTTTTCCCAAGCACCTTTTAGCTCGTTAGCAGGTAGATTTGTAGAAGCTGCAGCAGTCATAACAGCAGACGCAACCGTATCTGCATCAGGAACACGCTTTAGAACATCTGCAGCAAGCATTACAGCTACTGCAACAATAGAAGTTACTGTAAGTGGTTCATTAGTATTTGGTAGTGCAGTTATAAATGGCTTTGCAGACGTATCTGCTGTAGCTACAAGAACACAGTTTGGTAGTGGTGCAATATTAGGAACAGCTACAGTATCTGCTACTGGCGGTTCTATAGCACTAGCTTCAGCAAGTATCACAGCAACAGGCACAGTAACAGCATTAGGTTCGTTAGTACAGTCTGGTAATGCTTCTATCACAGGCAATGCTTCAGTCGCAGTAACCTATAACAGAATTAGACTAGATAGTGGTTCTATCACAGGAACTGCTACAGTCACAGCACTTGGTGGCTACATTATATCAGCTCATGCAGATATAGATGCTTTTGCTACAGTTACAGCAAGCCCTAATGCAACATGGGCAGGTTTTGCTTATGTAGAAGGAGTAGGAACAGTTACTGCTAAAGGCTATATACAAGGTGAAGAATGGACACCTACTGCATTTAGCACAGATACATGGACACCAGTAT